GATTGATTGACCAGTAGGTGACATACAATCGTAGGCAGAATCAGTAGCAATTCCAAATGCATCAATAGCAGATGTTAAATCACCATAATCACCGGTTGGGTAATTACCTTGTCTTTCTACGACACCAAGGTCGAGAATTGTTTGTGCTGTAACTTCAGCGCCGCCTGATATATCAAGCTTACCAGTGAAAACGTTAAACTTATAAGTTCCCATTAGCTACTCCGTGTTACAGTTAATAAATTGTCACTGCCGTCATATGTATATGAAACAACCGCGACTGATGTTCCGCTGCTTCCACCTCTTTTATAAGTAGTTGTAGCGATGTTAGTTCCTGAATATGTATTAACGATAAAGTCGTATGCAGGAATTCCCATAGGATTAGAGATGTCTAATTCTCTTGCATATTTATTTGTTATATCAACCATCTATTTTCCCTTTGCTGCCTTTACAAATTCCTCAGCAGATCGTTTAGCTCTAGCTATTGTAGGATATTCGTCCAGTTTTTCATTATCAATATAAAGAGCGTATTTGCCTTTTTCTTTGTGTATCATAGTTAATACACCTTTGATTTTTTTATCCCAAACGTGTTCACCTGGTGGCATACCTTTCAGTTTTTTTTCTCTTAATTGTCGAAAGGATAACATTTATTTACCGTTTGATTTTGTTTGTAGTATTTATAATAACGATTTTTTAGGCCGTTGCGGCTTCTTCTTCATCATCTAATTCAATATCTGATGCTATCCAGGATGGCATCAGCATCATCTTCGGCGTCATCTGCTCTGAGCTCTTCTTGATCGTCGGCTTCTTCGGCATCTAATTCTTCCGCATCTACATCGTTAAATATTTGATTTGCAACATTGACCTTTTCTTGATCTAATGCAGCTGTCATCTTTTGTCCAATTAAATCATTGAACACGTCAGTTGCTTTATTATATTCTTGTGCGTATGCAAAATCAATCATATCAGCTACGCCAGGAGCGGGGTGTGGTTCTCCGCTGGATGTTCTCATTTCAGTTTCTTCAACCATTATCTTCCTCATCATCTTTCACTATTTTAACAGGGGTTGGTGCAGCCGGAGCAGGCTCTGCTTCAGCTGCTTTTGCTTCATCATCTGGAATTTCTCCAGAAGCTTCTTCGTCAGCTATTTGTTTCTTCATTTCTTTTATTTCTTCATCACCCATCATCAGAATATTACGGAATACATATTCCTTAGAAAAGTACTCACCAATATATTGCTGTGTTACGTCAAGTGTCTGAAGTCTTTCACGAAGTATTTCTGCGTCTTTCAACTCAGTAAAATGATTATCTCTTATATAATCAAAATGTATATCTGCTCCCCACTCATCCCAATCTTCTTCGGTAATGATGTTTTTAAGGATCAATTGTCTTTTGAGTATTTCTGCAAACAGTATAGAGAATCTTTTTCTAAGTCTGTCAATAAACTTCTGGAACTTGAGCTCATCCCGTGAAATCTCAGTAGATCTACCAAGACTAAATTGTGATTCTGACTCAAGTCGGCCAATCGGTACATTTAGTGACTTATATAGTCGTTTCTGGAAATAGATGATATCGTCTATTTGTCCAAGATTATCACCACCTGGCAATGTAGAAATCTCTGTTCCTCGGCCGCCTTCGCGTCGTGGTAACCAAAAATCTTCGAGCATTGACATGTGCTTGCGGTCATCTTTAATTGCACCAGTAGAAGCATCGTAAACAAGCTTGTTTCGATACTTGGCCATTATGCCTTTCATATATTCTTCGGATTTACCTTTTGGTAAGTTACCGACATCTATATAGAATATTCTGCGCTCAGGTGCACGCGCAAGACGATAGATCACTAATGAATCTTCCATCATACGTAGCTGATTGAGCGGTTTTAATGCTTTATGAAGATAAGATATTATCTTCCTTTGTGTTTCATCAAGCAAACCAGATGTACAATAAAGAACTGAATCTTTAGTTAACTTAACGCCAGACTGTTGCTGACCTGGTTTCTCTTGATAGATGTAGTATTCGTCTTGGTTTTCAATAATCTTAGCACCAGTTACAGGATCTTTAGAAGTTTTTACTTCTTTTACTTTACGTATCTTTGCAGCATCGATAGGTCTTATATCCTCAATACCTTTTTGTGGATTATCTACATTAGCAACTAAGTGAAAAGTTAATCTACCATCAATATACCATCGTCTAAATATATCATGACCCAAGTCTGCGAAATGTAACATCTTTAAAATGTCATTAAACTCTGCTTCGATCTTCTTTTGAATTCCGTTGGAGACTTTTAAGTCTTCCATTTCTAATTTTACAGCAAAGCCTTCTTCTGCTCCACTAATAGACTCGTTCATAATATCTTCTATTGCAGCATCAACTTCTGGATGCAACGCTATGCCACGATACTTCATTATCAGTTGGGCATTATCTTTTGATTTATCTCCATCAATATCTACGTATTGACCATAATGTGCACCAGCCGCAGTGACGTAACCAGCACCATCCTCATCAACCGGAGGTACAATAGACTTCAGTTTTGTTTGAGCAACTTCTGCCTTTTTGGCTCTTCGAAGCTCAAAACCGAATAATTTTAGTGACGTTTCAGCCATTTAATAACCTTCATATTTAGGAATGTACGGGGCAAGGTTAGTTGCCCCGTTACAGGTTTATATATACAACTTTTAAGTAGTTGTATCAGCAGCCTCCCAGTATTGGACTTGGAAGTCAACACTAGTTCTAGAGATCTCGTCATTAGAACCGTATGACACATCGATAGGTGCTACTGAAGTTGGGAAACAACCTCTAAAGTTGTATGTCTTTAACACTGTCGTATCTCTATCAAGTTGTTCTACGATCAGATCAGCTTCGTAATCAGTAGGCGATGTTAGTCCGGTATTTGCAGAGTGTGCATTAATACCATTCATCCAGCGTTCCATTGCGTTACGAACAGCAAAATCTGTATCATTTATAATAGTAGGTGACCATGTGTCAAATGTACGGTCTCCTGCCATCTTTAGTATTCTTCCTCTGAAAGGAATCTCAATAATACCCATCGTTGAACCAGGAAGTTGTGCAGCTTCACACAAGAATGATGTTAATTCTACATCACCTCCTGCATAAGCTGGAAAGTTGATAGTCGCTTTGAACAGATTAGATCTGGCACCGCCGCCTCTCAACTTGGCTTTAAAGTCGTCTACTCCAAGAATAGCCATGTTTATATTCTCCTATCTGTCAATTAAACTGTGCCAACAACTTCTTCAAAGTCAACACCAGTTCTGACAGCTACGAAGTTTAGAGTTACGTAGTTGATTGAACGTGCTGGTTTGATGAAGATGTTTGCTTTAAATTCATTCCGATCAATGACTGCTGCTGTGTTATTTGTGGAATCACAAACAACTCTGAAGTCAGTTATACCGCGTCTACCTTGAATTTCTCTCAGGAAGGGCTCTATAACGTTAGTAAATTCAGCCCGAGTAAACTCATCGTTGAATTCAAACATTACATTACGTGCGGCTATCGCAATAGCTCTTTCAATTGCAAGGAACAATCTACGTACGTTAATACGATCGAATGCACTTGGTCTTGCTAATTTAGTCTTATCACCGAAAAGAAGTACTCCTTGGCCTGGTATGTTAGATATAGGATTAACGCCAGCTTTATAGAGAGTATCTCTTTCTGATTTATTAGGTGAGTAAGCTAATGATGTAATACCTACATATTGACCTCTACGTGGGCCAGCTGGTGAGAACCAAGGAGCTGTGTTGAAGTCAGATGCAGCCATAATACCAGCAGTACTTGAAGCACCCGGTATTTGGATATAGTTATCATTGTATTTGTCATACACTTTCAGATAGTTATTATCCATAAAGAGATATGATGATTTAGTAAATGTGTCAGCAGTTGTGACAGCACTTGTTACCGGAGTTGTGGATGCAACGATATCTGATCGTGCAGGTGAAGCAACTACAACACAATCTTTTCGAGTTGTTTGTGCTATTGCAACAAGGTCATTAACAACAGTTGTTTGATCTGCTCTTGCATTCATGCCTGGAGCGATGAGGAAGTCAACTGTGATTGCATCTACGTCTTCGTATTTGTCAAAACCAGTTGCAAACTCGGTTGGAGTCAGAGCAGCAGAGTTAGCACCATTTTTCAATGATATCTCAATAGCTGCTGGTGAA